CCATCGTTCACGAACTGGCACATCAGCAGGTTTTCGAAGGCCTGGGCGTCGTACTCGAGGCGCAACTCTTCCAGGTCGAACAGATCGCACCCGCGCGCCTCGGCGTCCAGGATGGTCACGATCTGCCGCCAGATCCCGTCCTCGCATCGGCGCCCCTGCTGCAGGGCGTCGTGGCTCACATCGATGTTCAGGTGCTGGGCCGTAGGCTTGCCCTTATTGTGCCGCTCACCCGTCCAGTACACGTAGGCCGGGTGGGCCATGCTCGAAGGCGTCGAGAAGTACGTCTTGCGCCAGTGCTTATGCAGGGCCATGCCCGAGGCGACCTTGTTGATCTCCTCGAACCCGTGCACCCAGAAGAATTCGTCGAAGTAGAAATTGCCGCTGCGCCCCTGCGCGGTGCGGAAGTTCGTACCCAGGAAATGCAGCTCGGCGTTGTTCCACAGCACGATGGGGTCACCAGTCAGCTTCACCCCCAGCACCTCATTCATGAACGACTGCATGTAGTTCTTGAACTGGTGCGCCTGCGCCTTGCTGGCCGATAGGAATATCTGATTGCGCCCGGTGGTGATCGCATCGATCAACGCTTCCCGCGCGAAGTAGTACGTGGCGCCAATCTGGCGCGACTTGAGCAACATCCGCGTGCGCTGATTACCAGCGCGGTACCAGTCGAGCTGGTAATCGAAGCAGCCATCCTTGAACGCCTCGACCAGCGTCTCGATCTGTTCTTCGCTTAGCTCGTTGCGAACGGCCTGCTTCTTCGTCCCCTCGTTGCGCTTGGCCAGGTTCGGGTTGAGCTCGCCCTCGGTACCGCCATCCTGGAAGCGCTGGATGCGTGCCTGCCGCTCCAACTGCCGGTGCAGCAGGTCAATTTCCTTGAAATCGCCGCCCGTCTTCCCGTCTTTCAGGATCAGCTGCACCAGCCGCGCTTCAAGCGCCCCGCCGATACGCTCGACATTATCGGCCCTGTCCCACTCGTCCCTGGTCTTCCAGCTATGGACGGTCTTTTCCTTCTCGCCCAGGTAGTCGGCGATATCGGTGATGCGCCAACCCGTCCAGTACAGAAATTTGGCCTGGCGGCGGGAGTCGGTAGTTGGCTGGTAGGGGGCGGTAGTGTTCATGGCGCCGATGCTGCCGCCCGCGCGCGTAAGCCCCTATCGGCGGGCGTTGTATCGCGCTCCCCTACAACCTCACGTCGTTGCCGCCGCCTCGCCCACTGCCGACCATGCCCTCAACGCGAACCCCGCCAACAGCGAACCGCACCGAGGATTCCCAAGCATGTCCGCCACCGCCAAAAAACTCCGCTCCAAATGGACTCGCATCGCCACCGAAGGCGCCACTACTGACGGCCGCAAGATCGAGCGCAAATGGATCGAGCAGATGGCTGCCCAGTACAGCCGCAACACCTACGGCGCCCGCATCAACTGCGAGCACATCAAGTCCTACTTTCCTGGCAGTGAGTTCGGCGCCTACGGTGACGTGGTGGCGCTCAAGGCTGAAGAAGTCGAGCTCAATGGCGAGAAGAAACTCGGCCTGTTCGCCCAGCTGGAACCCAACGACGCGCTGCTCGCCCTCAACAAAAAGGGCCAGAAGATCTACACCTCCATCGAGGTGCAACCGGAGTTCGCTGACACCGGCAAGGCTTACCTGGTCGGCCTGGCCGTAACCGACACCCCAGCCAGCCTGGGTACCGAAGCGCTTAGCTTCAGCGCCCAGCACGGCACCCTGGCCGGCCGCAAGCAACACGCGGACAACCTGTTCACCGCTGCTGCCGAAACCGCCCTCGACTTCGAAGAAATCGACGACACCCCCAGCATGTTCGCCGCCCTGAAAGGCCGCATGGCTGACCTGCTGAAACTGAGTAAGGACAAGGAAGGCAAGGACGCCGCCCACTTCGCCGAGCTGGGCGAAATGATCGGCGACCTGGTCGAGCACGGTGCCAAACAGGCCGAGGCCTTCAGCGCCGTGAAGGCCGCTCACGAAAAGCTCCAGGCAGACCACACCAAACTGGCCGGCGAGTTCGCCGACCTGCTCAAGCGCCTCGAGCAAACCCCAGACCACAAGCACAGCCAACGCCCTGCGGTAACCGGTGGTGACGGCAAAACCCTCACCGACTGCTGACCCTCCCCCACGGAAGAGCCCAACCAACGGAACCACCGGAGCCACCAATGCGCAACGATACTCGTGCCCTGTTCAACGCCTACCTGCAGCAACTCTGCCAGCTGCACGGCGTGCAAGACGTCACCACCAAATTCACCGCTGACCCCAGCGTCGCTCAGAAGCTGGAAACTCGTATTCAGGAATCCAGCGCGTTCCTCAGCTCCGTCAACGTCTACAGCGTGACTGAGCAATCTGGCGAACGCATCGGCCTGGGCATCGACTGCACCATCGCCAGCACCACCGACACCACGCAAAAAGATCGCGAACCGCGCGACCCGACCGCGCTGGACGCTCGCGGCTACAGCTGCACCCAAACCAACTTCGATACCGCACTGCGTTATCAGAAGATCGACCAGTGGGCGAAATTCCCGGACTTCCAGGCGCGCATCCGTGATGCCATCGTCAAGGCGCAAGCCCTCAACCGCATCATGATCGGCTGGAACGGCACCAGTCGCGCTGCCACCTCTAACCCGGCCCTCAACAAACTGCTGCAAGACGTCAACGTCGGCTGGCTGCAGAAGATGCGCGTTGAAAACGCGGCTCGCACCCTCTCCGAGATCGTCGATGGCAGCGGCAAAATCGCCATTGGCGCCGGCAAGGACTTTGAGAACATCGACGCGCTCGTCTTCAGCATGGTCAATGAGCTGATCGAGCCCTGGTACCAGGAAGACACCGACCTCGTGGTCATCTGCGGCCGTCAGCTGCTGGCGGACAAGTACTTCCCGCTGATCAACAACAACCAGGCCCCCACCGAGCAATTGGCTGCCGACATCGTCATGAGCCAGAAGCGCATCGGCAACCTGCCTGCGGTACGTGTACCGCACTTCCCGGCCAACGGCCTGTTGGTTACCCGCCTGGATAACCTTTCCATCTACGTGCAGGAGGGCACCCGCCGCCGCACCGTAGTCGACAACGCCAAACGCGACCGTATCGAGAACTACGAGTCCGTCAACGAGGCTTACGTCATCGAAGACCTGGGCTGCGCCGCCATGGCCGAAAACATCGAGCTGGGTTGAGGTAGCCACCATGAGCAATCCCTGCCGCCGCCACTTCCTGCGCGTCACCGCTGCCGCTTCTGCGGCGGCGGTGCAGGGCCCTGCCCTGACCATGGAAGGCGCAACCGCCTACGAGCTGATGCAAGCCCAGCTCCACCAGCACAAACAGCAACTCAAGAAGATCCAGAGCCAGGAAGGCAAGGCCGACACCAAGCGCAAGCTGCTGCCGGACTACGCCCCCTACGTCGAGGGCGTGCTCAGCGCTGGCAAGGGCGCCCAGGACGACGTGCTCACCACCATCATGCTGTGGCGCATCGACGTGGGCGACTACACCGGCGCCCTGGACATCGCCGAATACGCGTTGCCCTACAACCTCACCATGCCCGACAGCTTCGAGCGGTCGCTTGGCTGCGTCGTAGCCGAGGAAATCGCCAACGTCGCCATCAAGCTGCAGAAGGCCAGCGGCTCGTTTGACCTGGAGCTGCTGCTGCGCACCGAGGCGGCTACCGCCAACGAAGACATGCCCGACGAAGCCCGCGCCAAGCTCCACCTGGCCATCGGCAAGGCGGCATCCGCCCTGGTGGCGGACGAAGCCGAAGCGGTCGATGCCCTGCCCCTGCTGCTCATGGCCAAGCAGGATCTGGCCCGCGCCATCGAGCTGCACACCAACTGCGGCGGCAAAAAGGATCTGGAGCGCGTCGAGCGCCTCCTGAAGAAACACGCCGGCACCACCGGCTAACCGAGCGTCCCCACGCGCCCGGCGGCTCGGGGTGAATCAGACTGGGTGACTCCTTCCCTGCCCTGTGAAACCCCGACCACCGCCGACTTGAGGCCCTGACCATGAGCGCATTCATAGCGGGTGGCGTTGCAGCGCCGCTCACACTCACCAACGACGGCTTCTGGCCGGACATCGACCTTGCCGACCTGCGCGACGCCCAGCGCATCGCCAGCAGCGTCACCAATGGCCGCCTGGAAACCGCCGTGGTGGCGGCCATGATCAGCGTCAACCGCGAGCTCAGCACCCGCAAGCTGCGGTACCAGGCCGAGGGGCACACCCACCTGGACGCCGTGCCCGCCGACAAGATCGCCGAGCGCAGCGTCCTCACCATTCTCTATCAGCGCGCTGTCTACAGCGCCGCCAGCGCCGAGGTAGCCGAGCGCTACCGCAGCTTCGACGCCACCAACAGCGGCGCCGCCAAGGCCGAGGAAGAAGAACCCACCGTCGACGACTACCGCCGCGACAGCCGCTTCGCCATCCGTGATCTGCTCGGCATCAGCCGCACCACCGTCGAGCTGCTGTGATGGCCACCCTTCGCGCCCACCAGAACGAAACCCTCGACGCCCTCTGCTGGCGGCACTACGGCCGCACCGCCGGCGTCGTCGAGGCCGTGCTCGAGGCAAACCCCGGTCTCGCCGACCTGGGCCC